GACTCGGCATCGTGGTAGGGAATGTTGTGTCTGTTGATGTAGAGCCGCTGCGCCTGCGTGACCATCACGAGGTTCTCGGGGTCGAAGTTCGTCATGTCGCGGTCTCCGAACATGACGCTCTCGCCCTTCTGGAGCTTTCGACCGTTGACCTGCTCCCAGATGAGCCGGTGCTTCGGCTTCCACCATCCGTGGGCGCGGTCGTCGGCATCCTCCTTGGGCACCTTGACCTCGATATAGCCGTCCCTGCTCACGCGCTCGGTCCCTATTGGACACTCGTTGTGGACTTCCTCGCCCTTCTTGAACTGGCATCTGCGGATGTTCGCCAGCTTCGCCTCGTCCTTGACGTAGTCGGTCAGCTTCTTGCCCTTGTTGGGAGGCACGGTGCCCGGTGCGAACCTGCCTCCGAAAGTGCCCTGCTTCAGGCCCAGCGTCGATTCGCGGTCCTTGAGCTGTGTGACCCTCAACCTTATATCGAACCTTTTATCGAACTCGTCGATGATCTCGCCCTGGCCGTGACCGGGGACGAATTCCCGCAGGAACTCGTCAAACTCCGGATGCTCCAGCCAGCGGACGGTGGTGCTCATCAGCTTCACGCCGTGCTTCGAGATGTAGCATTGCGCGGTCTGGCGCTTCGGCTGGTAGCCGAAGGCACACTCGAATGAGGCGAGAAGATCGTCCCATGAGCGGAATCGCGGGGCCATGTCGAGAAGCCACCTGTGTTCCGCCTTCGTCATGACCCTGCTCATCGCTCTTACGACTTCAGCATCGCGGGGACGCTCGCGAGCTTCGCGCCGGCCATCTCGGAGCGTGCGCGGATGATGCCCACGGCGGTGTTCGCGTTCTCGATGGCGCGTGCGCCCACATCGGAAACTGCCTTCGCGCGGTTGATCTCGCGCTCGATTGCCTCGTCATCGCCGTTGATGTCCAGCGCCATCAGGTTGTCCAGCTCCTCGAAGAAGATGTCCTGGAGCGCGCTCAAATCGGTCGAGCGCACGGTCTCATGCTCTGCCATTTCTCTTGTCCTTTCCCTCTCTTTTGCGAGCTCATCGGTCTTCAACGCTCTTGCCGGCGATAATGCGATCAGCCTTCATCTGCGACTTCACGCACGGTTCGATCTCCTTGCGAAGCTTGCGCAAGCAGTCGATTGCCTTGTCGATGTCCTTGAGCGTCGCGCCCTTGACCGCGCACCTCCATAGGTACTTGAAGGCGCAGCACCACCACCAGATGGACATCGTGCTGCACACCGCCATGGCGGCAGGCCACATAGCGAGCGCCGACTTCATGGCACGGGAGCACGTGATGTATCCATCGCCCCGGTAGTGCTCGGGACAGCCGGCATCCCTCGTCAGCGTCATCTCTTTCTCAGTCATGTCGACTCCCATCACTTGGCACATCAGCAGCTCCTCCCGTTCAGACCAAAGCACTCGGCTATCGCGGAGACGCGCTTCTCGAACTCGACCACGGCTTCATCGGTCAGATCGGGACCGACTTTCGTCCAAAGCCACGTGCTCATGCCCTCCAAGAAGCCGACCGCGCGTGCGGCCTCCATCAGCTTCTTCTGGACCAGCTTGTCGACGCCGTTCATCGCTCGACCTCCTTCGGCTCCCAGAAGTTGCACGTGTTGCACGGCTGGCAGACGTGCGGTATGTCGCGCTGGTCTCGTTGGCACGTCAGGTAGTCAATCTTGACTTCGTAGACCTTGACGGTGAACGGGTCTCTCGCAAAACGGCACGTGGCACAGCGCTTTCCAACCTGTTCTGTCATCACATCGCCCCCGTACTGCCGTAGCCGTCCTCGCCGCGCGAGCTTTCCGGCAGGCTGTCGTAGGTCGTGAACACGGCATTGACGAACGGCATGAACACCAGTTGGGCGATTCGCTCAAGCGGGTAGACCGTATAGGGCTCATCGCTCAGATTCACCAGCTTGCAGCGAATCTCGCCGCGGTAGCCGGGGTCGATGATGCCGGGCGCGTTTGCCAGCGTGATGCCGTGGTTGCAGCTGAGCCCCGAGCGCGGTGCCTGGAGCGCGAACATGCCCTCCGGCATCGCCAGATGCACTCCCGTGCCGACCCACACCGATTTCCAAGGCGCGATGGTGATCGGGTTGGGGATGTTCGCCTTGAGGTCGCACCCGGCATCCTCCACGCCGTGGGCGTAGATTGGTTTCAGTTTGGGGCCGTCAAGCTGGGCTTGGATTACTTGAATGTTGGATGAGAATTTCATTTAGTCCTCCCCTTTCTCAATCATTCCGCACGGTTCGTCATCTGATGTTCCGAAGAAATCGTCATATGCTGCCGCCTGGGTTTTCGCAAATACCAACATGTCCGTTTCTTGCATGCTCTCGGCACCGTAGAATGCCGGCATTTCCCAAATCTGCTTGTCGCAGCGGTATGCGCGGCACACCTCGGGGCGTGCGGGATACACGGAGCAGCGATTGGTAGACGCGGTGAGATATGGACAGGTGAGATCAATGCTCCTGTCCATGCGCTTATGCGGCCTGATTCCATGCTTGATGACATAGGCGGACAGACGCACCATATCGAATGCACTCATGGGAATGAAACGCGAGCAGCATTGACCGCACCCATCGCAGCTTCCGTTTGGCGTGTACAGATCTCGGACAGTCTGGGTTTTGCTTAGCGCGTGGTGGTACGCGCGCGCGATATTGCTTTCACTGAGGCACATCAGTCTTCCTCGCTCACGACAATGCCGCCTTGGATAATCACGCGCTTGCCCTGGGCATCGTCAAAGAAAACCTCCTGGTCGTTCGATTCGATGTCGAACTTGCCGTGCCAGCTCTTGATCTCCTTGCCCGTGTTGTCATAGAGCGTGACGGTACGGTTGATTCCACCGCTGAAATCGCTGCTCATGCTCTTGACCGAACGGCTGCACGATGAGCAGCCAGCTAGACCGCAGACAATCACGATTGCCAGGACGGATACGACAAGGGCCGCGACGAACGCGACCCTTCGCTTGGTGATATTCATTTGTTTGGTTCCTTTCTATTGAGGGAAATAATTGTTCTGGCCTTTCCAACTAGAGGTATCTCACCTTTATCCCGAGGTGCTCGCAGATGGTCTCGAATGCCTCTTGCGGTTCCATGCCGAGAACGGTATCGACTTCGCTCCAACTGGTCACACAGCCCTTCTTGCCGTTGTAGCGGAAGGCCATGCACTCGGAATCCAGCCTGAGAAGCCCCCAGTCTCGCTGCACCGTCCACTCGATGTAGTCGATGTAGTAGCCCATCTTGCGCTCATCCAGCAGGTACCAGGTGGTGTGCCTGCCGACATTGTTTGTCCAGACGCTCTTCTGCGTCAGCTTGTAGACGTTATTCATATCTCGTCCAGCTCTTCGGTAGTCATAATGAAATCGCCGCTCCGCAGTTGGGGCAGTAGTTGGGTTTGATGTCATTCATCGGTAGCCCTTCTTTCCGTAGCGTCCGTCACGCTTCATGTACTCAATGTGCCGTTGCATATTCTGAGCAGCTTCGTCACCCTCGGGAGGGAGCTTTCGCCCGCTGGCGCACTTGACGCAGTGGACGAGCCATTTGCCCTTTCGGCGCTCGAAGTGACCGAAACCAGGAGGAGTCCATTTGCCACACTCACGGCAGTAGCCGCCGTACACGTTACGCGCCATATTCCACCACCTTCGCGCCGCAGCCCATGCAGAATCGCGGCTCGTCATCGTAGGAATGCCTGTAATCGCACTCCGAGCAGCAAAGCTCTGTTCCGTTGTCAATCATTTGACACGTGCGTTCGTGGTACTCGTAGGCTTTGATGAACTCGACAACGTTGCTTTCCGAAATCATGCAATCCCACGCGGAATAGAATAGACACTTCAAATCCTGCTCTGAAAGCAGGTACTTCTTCTCGCTCATTCGTCCACCACCTTCGCGCCGCACTTAATGCAATATACTCCGCACTTTGCTTCGTACTCATCCATCTCGTGGCCGCAAACCGAGCAGTGCCAAGACTTTCCAGCGAACTCGTGACCTGAATCATCGCCATCGTATATAGCGTGGCACGTGCGCTCGGGCGCAGGCTCTATTAGGTCGGCGAGCATGTTGGCAAGGCCGCATAGGTTGCGCACCGAGCGGCGAATCGGCGAGAACGGAATGTTTCCGCACGCAGCTTTCATGAACTTGTCCACGGCTTGTTCGAGCGTGTTACGGTTGGTTATCTTGGCATCAAGCCCTCTCAGCCTTGCCGCGATCTCGCGGCGCTCGTCGTTAATCGGCATTAATCCTCACCCTTAAGTTTGCGGATGCGGGATACGACATCTTTGAACATTTCTTCCGTGCAATTCCTGGTGTGGCGACCATGAAGCCTGCAACCGTTGCACACAGCTCCGCTTTGATTCATATATGCGCACGACGCCTCGTAAAACGCATCATTGTTTTCGACAACTCTGTTCAAGTCATCCTCCAGCTTCTCCCAGCTGTCGGGCGGGTTGAGATACATCCGCGAGGCACACTTGATGAGATCGCCCTCAAACACGATATGCCATGATTGCTCGGTAATTTTGCACTTCGGGTAGTAGGTAAAGTGCGAGACGTCACACTGGGTTCCGTCCGCCGTATACAGGGTCTTGGTATCCAGCGGAATCTCGCGCCCTTCGGCGTCCTTGGGAAGTTCGATATTCATTTGGCATCACCTTCTGGCTCAACTTGTTCATATAAGGTTTTGATGCCTTTGGCTTCGCACTCATCAAAGCTTTTTCCTAAAAGACGACAAATGCGAAATTCAATGTCCAACATGGCGCATTTATCGCATGTCCGGTCAACATACTTAAATCGACAATGTTTGCATCCATTCTGCTTTCTAGCTCGATTGGAATATGAGCAAATAGCTTCATCGTTTTTTGGCTCATGGTAAGCGCGATCTAAATCTCCAATAAGCTTCTCCCAACTGCCATCCATTAGCTGCTCGTAGCAATTCTTTTTCTTGATGTTGAGTTGCAGCTTATTGGTCTCGATGCACTCAATTCCACTTCGCGCAAACCACCTATTAGGCTTCGCTTCGTAGAAGAAATCTGTCACGCGAAACTGACTGCGGTCATCGCGGTACATCATGGTCGTGTTGAATGGGATGACCTCTCCATTCCCATCCTTTGGAAACTCAATCGCCATCTTACTCACTCCTTTCATTCGGTACGTACGTCGCAGGGTTTACGCCGCTCGGGATTCGCCATCCGCTTGCGCTGATTCGTGAAATCATCGATCTTGCGGCTTCCATCGACCACGTACCGACGTGCTTGAATCCTCGACGCTCGAGCAAACGGATTTGCTTGGGAGAGCTAAGCCCGCTGTCGCGGCGCTTCTTCACCCGGTCGAGCAGCTTGCTTGCCTTGCCGGCGTTGGAAATCTCGGAAGCGTCGATGCCGTACTTCTCGAGCGCGGCCTTCTGCCTGTCTGTGGCGGGTGCCATCTCCCAGGCGAACTCGGGGATGTAGCCGCTCAGGTCCTC